TTGTCGCTTGGCTTATCCGCGAAGAATATCGCTGGCGCGAATATTGAGACATCTTGGATAGGCGTTGCTTGCTTCGATGTGGGTCCAAAATGCAGACTCATCCAAGGATCGTACTCGTACATCAACAGGCTCGAATACGACTGCTGTCTAACGTACAGAGGAGAAAGCTCTTGTGGGCGCATATGTACGAGCTCAACCGGTGCGAGCCCTGAAATCCAGGTCGCAATGACCTTGCCCAACTCAGCTTCTTCTTCGACGCTCAGCACGTAAGGGAACGTATTAATGACGACTTTTGCACTCTCGTGATACGGGCGTACAGTCGCCTGTTCCTTCAGATAACGCACTAGCGAATTCAGGAGGAACACCGCTTTAGTCGCGCGTGAGAACTTGAGCGTCTCTACGTCGCGCTTGGAGTACAGGTCACGGTAGACCTGCATATCCACGTCTGCGAACACGTCGCAGTCGCGTTTATGATAACTCCCGGACAACAATACAGCTTCGGCTACATGGTCGCCCATGCGTGCCAGGGTCCCGAGCCGTGTATCGAGCAGAGCATCAAGCTCGGCGTATACGACGGCAACCGCTGATTGATCCATTCATTCCTGCCAGGCTTATTGTTATTGACCTGGCGCCCCGTTAAATATCTGACATCGCCATCGGCCCTCAGGCCTCCGGCATTTGGCCGTGGATCGGTTTGACGAATAGCTTAATCAGCATCGCCACGACAACCCACTTATTGGCTCTGAGGTATTTTTTTACAGTATCAGTCGGTGATAGACGCGCGCTAAGGTCTTTCGACATTAGCACGTAACCTTTGTCCTCACCGTCTTCATCTGCCGCACATCCCCAGCTCAATGTATCTACCAGACCAGTAAATTTTACTTTTCCCTCACCCCAGCGGGCAAAAAAGGTGAAAGTGAGCAGCATGATAAAATCACGGGTGAACTCGTCGACCATGAAGAGATCATCGAGATGGGCTGGCCCTTCCGGCGAGACCCAGACCCAGGGTTTCTCTTGCACCACGATGTTGTTGATAAACATCAGGAGCTTTTCCCTGAGTGCCTCATCCCGGTACTGCTCCAGCACAGTTTTAATCGCCGCCTCGAAAGCCCCGGCGACGACTTCCATGTCATCGTTGGTGAACACGTTCGGGTCGGCGACATCTTTCGGATTGCGCCATGCACTATCTGCTTTAAAACCACTCACTCCAACACCCCGTTATTTAGTAAAGTAGCGCAGTCTTTATAGGCTGCTAGAAATTGCTCGAGAAGGGCTCGCGCTTGCTCGCGACGTGACGTAACAATCGCGAAGAATAGGACCTTGCCTTCCGGATCGTCGTTGAAAGCTTGTTGTACAGCCGGGTTTTCATGACGTTGACAGCGAAGTTGATACAGGTGATGGGCTTTAGCGTGTTCCAGATCGCCTGCTTCTCCGAAATACACGGCTTCATGCTCCGGAAAGTACAAGGCGTACATGCCTACGGCTTTACGAAGCTCGGGAAATAAAGGCCCGACTGGCTGAGGCTCCCGTGAGAGGGCCTGAGCCAGTTCGAGCGTGATCCACTTGTCGACGAAATAGGCGTCGATATTCATTGTTGTTTCGGTGTGACGATGACGCGACACGGCTGGGAGTCGTACATCAACTTCCAGGCACGAATTTGCGCCATCACGCGTTTGTGTACTTCAGACATGGCCGCTCCAGACGAAGTGATCACTCCAGATAATGGCAATCATCCCGATCAGACCGATGAGGGCCAGGATCACGCAGATCCAGGCATCGATCGTCGTAAACCGGGACTCCTCGTCCCAGGGATAGTTGAGATCTGGCCGGTTGGTAAAGCCCAGACTTTCACCGGCTCGACCTTCGCGAATAAAGCGCGCTTGGCGCTCCTTGGCGAGCCGGTCGTAACCGATGTCGGTAAAGAGTCCCACGATGTGCTCCTAAGACCAGGCCTTCAGGAGCCCGATCAGAATGACCTCGATGATAATGCAAGCCAGCAGCAAATCATCCCGATCGCACGAATCCTCGTACCAGGGAGAGTTCGGATCTTCTTCCATCAAAGCGTGTTGGACAAATGCATGCAGGTCAAGATGATGGAGAGCGTTTGCGTCGACTTCACCTGGGTGCCCAGCTTCTCGATCGACTTGAGCGACACCCCGCCAGTTTTGCTGATAGCGGAATTGAGCGCATCAAAGCCTTTCTCATCCCCGCCTCGATACTTGAGCATCTCGGTGAGGTTGGCGTCCAGATTAAGTGCGGCCATAATCTGCGTCTCTGGGTAGGAGATCTTCGATCCCTTGGACTTCCCGGTCGGCTGGCCTGTGAAATCGTCCACGGACTTAGAGTCTTCAGGAATCGAGATCTTCTTGACCAACAGCTGCGCTTGACGGCGCAGGGGGAGATCAACCACCAGGTACGGAATCGGTGACAGATACGGTGGAATATCGTTGCCATTGTCGATCCAGATCCTTTCAAAGAAGTTATGGCCCAGTTCATCAGCCAGCTTCAGGTTCCGTTCGATGTCTAGGCGCACCAGCTTCTTATCGCCGCCTTGCGGGTGTTCTGCGAGGTTAGGCGCAATCACCGCGAGTCGAATCTCCTGCCGCTCAAGCTTTTCCATCCATACGGCAAACGCCGCGTCGTCCATGCTGGCGAAGAGATTGCGGTAAATGTCAGTGTTACCTGACTCCGGGATCAATTTCTCGATCCATTCGTAGATAACCGCTTCAGCAGCTGCTCGGTTTCCTGCCATGATGTTTTCCTAATCCGTTCAAGCCAGTCCTCGTCCGGTTCCACAAGGTTGATCGTCATCGCGAGCTGGTACTTCTTGCCCTGATCGATCATGTGTTTCGTGCCTCGTGATTCACCGTCCCAGAACGTGATGAGATGGGTTGCCACGCGTGCCATTTGAGTGTTGCGCACATAACCTGCGCTACGCCCGAGCCCGTCCCAGTCGGCAGGAAACTCTGCCCATGGGAAGCCGTTCTCTTTGCACCAGTGGATAATCATATCATCAGCGCCCTTGCTGGCCTTGCCGGATACAAAAACGATCCTGGGTAAGTCAACCAAATCCTCTTTCATGAGCCGCAACTCCAACCAGTGGACAAAGTCCTCGTAACGGTTATAGTTGCGACCCCCGGCGACCACAATGATCGCGTCCCAGATCTCACGCGTTAACAGCTCATGCGGCACCACAAACTCTCGGCCCTTTACGATGGGCCACTCGTCGAGCAGATTTAAGCGCTCGCGTAGTGCGATTGCGGAATGCTGAATTTCATCATGCATGGCAGGACCATCTGTTCGAAGAGACGCATCCAGTCGTCAGCCGTGCCCTGATCGACCAGGCAGAAACGAATCTGCGTGGTATTCGCGGGCACCGCACCGACGAGCTGACGCAGTTGACGATTGACCAGGAAGCGATGACGGGGAAACTCGATCGTGGTGTAGGCGTCGCTATGGATGCCTTCGCCATAGGTCTGCCAGGCGCTCGGATTCGGGTGACCGGATTCGGCCAGCCGATTCGTCACGTACTCGATCAGGTTGGCTTCGAGTTGCGCGGGGGCTTCGCCGCCCACGATGTCAGTGGATTGAACTGCGGTATTCATGTTGGTACTCCTAGCCGCGCGTCATAAGCGGGCGTGTGGGTTCTTCGGGGTAGCCGAGTGCTTTGGCTCGGCCACGATAGACGAAACGACCGTCCTCGAACTCCGACTGACAGCGCATGCACACCCGACCATCCTTCATCCGGTAAGCGTACGCGGGTTCACGCGTGTTCTCGAGAACGTACTCCGTGGGCAGTCCAGCGACCACGTACAGGCCGCCCGACTTAACATGTTCCACCACGTCGTTGATCACAAACTTCACCGGCGAGACGACGGGGATTTCTTGTTGTTCAGTGGTGCTCATGATAGCTCAGGGCCTTAAAACCGTTGTAGGGTTCGACGAAATCTTTGCCACACCCCTTACAAACGCGGTGGACCAATACGAGATCGGTCCGGACCATCTTCTTCTCGGGGTGCTTGCAAAGCGTCGCTCTAATCAAACGACGCAGGTACTTCATGCTGCGGCCTTCAGGGCATCCACGCTGACCGGATACCAGTATGGATGGTACAGACCCTTGCGCATGCGCAAGAGATCCATGGTCGAGAGGAAAGGCAGCGGATGATCTTCGTCCGTCGTCCACCAGCCGCGCGTATTGAGCAGCAGCTCCCAGTCGTAACCCTTGGCCTTGAGATCGTTGTACAGCTCTTCCGGCGTGCACATCAGGTCATCCAGGTGATGCCACATGTACGACATCTGGCACATTTCCGACGTGATGTTCAGCGCCCGACGCAGCTTCGCGTCTTCGTCGATCTTGCTACGCACGGTAGTGCGACCCAGCTTGCACTCCGGGTAGAGCGCCAGCGCGTAGTTGATCTTGCTACCCACCAGCCCGTAGTAGTCCTGTTCACGGATGTGATGGAACTCGGTCAATGAGGGCAACACGCCTTCGGTTTGCGAGACGATCAAGGTGATCGCCATGCCCGAGGGCCCGGACTTGGAACGTAGGTTACGCAACTGCACGGTGTTCAAATCCGTATCGAGCTTGACCTTGTCATCGGAATCGCGCGGATACTCCGGCCCGTTCTTGTCCGCCGCCATCAAAGGCGAGGCGTTATAAGCGTGCCAGCAGTTGTGCGTGATGAAGGTGAACTTGTCGGTCGTGCCCTTGATCTTGTCGCCGTTTTTCAGGTGCTTGAGCTTGACGATCGGTACCGAACCGGCAGGCCCCGCATTTTGCATCGTCGACTCTTTGCCGATATGCGCGGTCATCAGCGAGTAGTTATTCGCCTGACCGTTCAGACGCGGCGCTTCCATCAGCAAGCGCAGCTTAGCCAGACCCTGACGCATGTGAATCGTGTTACCGCCCGATTCGCCCAGATCGTTCTTGTCCTGCATGTCCATCACGTCCGAGGTTTCGAATTCCGTGAAGGAGTCGATCTCATTGAACGTGGGAATGATCATGCGCAGCGGCCCGGAGCGATCGCGATTCCAGAACGGCGTATCCACCGACCACTTGCCGACGTTCTTGGCTTTTTCTTCCAAGAACTCGCGCTGCTTGGCGTACCAGTCGTCGCCCGTGTGCATGGTCTTGTCGGTGATAATCCAGCGTCCCGTTTGCAGGACGTCTTCTTCGTGCAGACCTTCGACTCGACGGATCATCTCCATCAAGTGCCATTCCTGAATGTTGACTTCGGTGTCGTAGGTGGAGGCCGAAGCCTGACGAAAACGCGACATCGCGGTGAGCATCTGGTAGTGCATCACCGTGGACTTGAAGTTGTTACCAATCCCCACGACCCCGGTGAGCGTAGCCAGGCCGCCGTTAAGGATGTGCTCACCCTTGCGCCCCTCGATATAGGTGCCGGTGGGAATGTCCATCAGTGCACCGATGTTAATCATCAGTTTCACGTTGGGCGCAGCGTTGATTTTAGGTTGAAGAAATTCCATGTGCTTTGCTTTGGTCTTAAATGGAGAATGACGAAACACAGCCGTACAAATAATGGCGATAGTCGGTGAAAAATACCATCCCGCTATAGCTGCCACGCGCATGTTATGGCTTACAAACTTACCCCAGTCAGAAGGACACCTATGGACTCGCTTCAAACTCTGCGTCACCATCGTGACGTTGTGGCGCTGGAGACTTTCAGCGTCCAGGCACTCGATGTCACGGGCATGCTCAAAAGCATGTTTCCCGACATCAAGAAACACTTCCTCGATTTCACGCAACGCTTCTCGGGCGCCGACAAGCCGGTGCCGCTCTCGCGCCATCAGGCGAGCTTCATGAAGTTGCTGGAGCGTCACAACTTCGTCGACATCAGCCCGCTGACCGTCTACTGCCCCGAGGGCATGAAGAGCAACTACCTGGAACTCGCCGCAGCACTGAAGCGCGGCGCCGAGCATTCGGCCAAGGTGATGAACCTGCTCAATACGTACACCACGTATTTGGCGCTGCTGATCACCAACGAGTATCAGCGCTTCTCGACGGAAAATTCGGCGAAGGTATACCAGGGTCTGCAAGAAGAACGCGACGCTCTCTTGAAAGACATCGGCGCCTGTTTCACTCCGGGTCGCCATGACACGACCATGAAGTACGGCGACGCCGTCGCCCGTAACAAGGACTGGGAACTCGTCTTCGGCGAAGTCGACACGCTCTCCAAGCTGAGCAACAGCGTCTCGCGCGAGAAGCTCAATGCGAAGGTGAAGGAAGCCACCCAGTACATGGAAAAGATCGTCCAGATGCTCAAGGACGGCAAGATGGAAAGCACGGCGTACGAAGTGGCGCAAGAGCTCTCTGACGGTGCCTACCAGATCGCCTGTGAGCTCGAGTTCTTCTCGACGATGTACTTCCGCGTGATGGCGTTTAACACGAGCATCAACGAATCGGTCGACAAGATTACCGACAACCTGAAGTCGTAAGCCCTGTTGCCAGACCGGCATAAACCCACTAACCCGCCCATACTGCTGGGGAGGTTAGTGGGAATATGACCGCGGTTGCACTAGCCCAAAACTTCGGACTTATGACGGAACAACTTCTGCAGATCCGCATCGACCTCACCTTCACGACCGTAACGCAACCACGCTGGGATGCAGGCCTTGATCTGTTGTACGAGGTCACCGATGGTGGATTCAGGAAGAGGACCTCCCTTGGATAGCAACGCTATGGCATCGACCGAAGTCTTGCCGTCCCAGATGGCTTTGGAAAGCGACGCGGGCAAACCCATCGCCTTTTCCTCACCAGCCAGGTCCATGAGATTGTTGAGCTTACGAATCGTCTGAACATCCAAGCTGCGCGTTTCCTTCGCCTGGGCGACGATCGACGTCACCAAGATTAGTCGCTTCATCCGTCCAGGCAATGACGATTCGAGGACCCCCGCCGCCGCAGATTTCAGACTTGCCGTTAACCGTAACATGGATAAAACTCCAATATGGGCCACCACTGACGGTAATAAGCAGCAGCCCATCGAGGTTAGTGAGATTGCGGTGTCACAATCCGCACGTTGCTGTATACACCCGCCCAGATCCCCAAATCCTCCTCGGTTTCAACCACCGTGGCGTAACGGAAAATGTGCGGGGCCTCCAGCCAGGTAATTAAACTGACTTTCGGGTGAGAATTCTCCAGGCGCTTCAGAGCGTTCCGATCGAGGAGGTCAATGCCAAGCGTCAGGGTCACCGACGCAGAGCCGATACCTTCATCGGTCTTATACTTAGCATCAACATCCATGGCCGCAAACCCGACATTGTATTTCGGATTTAGCGTGCAGATGTCGACCGTCTCTTTCTTGACGACCTTTTGACTCTTCTCATACAGAATATCGGTCAGATCCGTGACAACGATCTCCGGGTCCTTCGCCAGATACTGATTGAGCTTGTGCATCAGGAGCTCGATGGACTCCACGGCGCGCATCGCCAGGTGTGGCGGTTGGTGCTCGCGCGTGATCGGTTCCTTCTGCTTGTCCTTGTCAAGACTGTGCAAATCGAACGTGTCCAGCCGCCGCGGATTGTCCTGCACCATCACCAGCGGACCGTGCTGCGAGAGCTTCTTGTGAATGTCCGGACGGTAGATGAAGTCCAGCCGCGCCGAGGCGAGCGCCATGACGTTATCGGCCAGCGTGCTCTGATGACCGCGCACCAGTTCCAACACCGGGTCAGGGGTCTTCAGTTTGACAATCGCATACGCACCATCGCTGATACGTTTGCCCGGATGCTCTTCCTCACGACCGTTACTGAGGTAGTACTCACCCGCGCGGAAGTAATCCGTGCAGGTGTTAAAGTACATGCGGGGCATCGAGATGAACGGATGCTTTTCCGTGTCGTACTTCCAGTAACCGTCGGCCGGGGATGTGTCAATCGACGCATAGGTGGTCGCTACCGGTCCGTCCGGATCGAAGCTCCAGGACTTGCCGAACATGGCCCGTTGGGAGAGCATCACGCCGATGGTGGCGGCCTGATCAGCCGTCTCGTTGCCCAGATGGTCGTTATGACCCTTGACCCAGTCAAAGCGCACCATCACGCCCCGATTCGTCAAGATGTCGCGAGCGCTTACGAGCTTCTTCCAGTACTCAGCATTCTTCACGACCATGCCGTCGGACTTGATCCAGTTGTTGCGAATCCAGGTCGGCACGTAATCCATCAGACCGTTGCAGACGTACTTCGAATCGCAATGGACCTGCACAATCTTCACGTCGTACTGCGCGGCGTGTTCCAGTGCTTGGGTCGCGGCCACCAGCTCAGCGATGTTGTTGGTGATCGCGGCACTGAAAGAACCATACCCGTCGATGTAGGCGATCGGGGTGACTTCCATGTGCTTACGACGGGCAAGCGGATTGCTCAACCATTCCTGGAAATCAGCGAGCGTCCAGTCATGATTGGTCTGCTTGTTGTACTCTACCTTGGTCACATAACCCGCAGCAGTCACGATGTGGTCCGGATTGCCCGAACCTTTCTTCGGCTTAGCAGCCGCGTACAGATAGCCATGAATGCCCCAGCCACCAGGGCCAGGGTTCGGGCGGCAGCCTCCGTCGGTGTGATACACTACACCTTGCGGGGCATCGAGTAGCGCCGGTTGGCCTTTAGCAGGCTCAGCACCGACTTCTTCTACGCTTGACATACGCTGTAATCCTTTCTTTTCTATTCGTACCGAATCAGAGTGTTTCGGGCTCGTCAGAGTATCCCTCGGGGGAATATATTGTTTCTTGCGTGTCCGAGACGCCCTCGCCTGATTCAGTAGGTAAGGTTGTCCATGGTGCAGGTCTAAGTAGTCCTGCTCGACCTCTTTCGTCACCTCGACTGGGAGGTTGATGTAGTAGAAATCAAAGGTTCGCTTACCTTCTTTAAACGCACGTTGCAAACCCTTGTTTTCGGCTACACCCCGTTTAAGCGCACGTAAGTGTTTAATCCGACCTCGGTACAAGTGCTTGGTTTGTCCGAAGAAGACTTCATCGGTCTGGGGAAAATGAATCGCATAAACGCCAGGTAAAGGAATGCGTTTGCGCAAATCCCCGTGGACATAAAGCGACAGATTGGTCTGAAGCCAATCTCGGATCGTAGATGGTGTCATGGAACTGCAGGGCAGGCATG